TTTTTAAGAATCCAAAAGCCATAAAGTTTAGCAACACCGTATGGACTTCTAGGATAAAATGGAGTGGTTTCTGATTGAGGAATCTCTTGAACTAAACCATATAATTCTGACGTTGATGCTTGATAAAATTTTACAGTTTCTTCCATTCCAAGCAGTCGAATCGATTCAAGAATTCTAAGAGTTCCTAGTGCGTCAACATTACCAGTATATTCTGGAATTTCGAAAGAAACTTTAACATGTGATTGTGCCGCGAGATTATAAATCTCATCGGGTTTAATAGATTGAATCAATCCTGTAACATTTAGTGAATCTGTAACATCACCATAATGAAGTTTGAAATCTTTATGATTATATAAATGATTTAAACGATCAGTATTAAACGAAGAACTTCTACGCTTAACACCATGAACTTTGTATCCCTTTTCTAGAAGGATTTCTGATAGATAACTACCATCTTGACCAGTAACTCCGAAAATTAAAGCCACTTTACTCATATCAAATTCTCCATATCACCAAATAAAATTGTTTTTGTAATAATCTACAACATGTTTGATTTCTTGATCAAACTTAGTTTCGGGTTTCCATCCGAGAGATCTCAATTTCGAATCATCAATTGAGTACCGAACATCTTGTCCCATTCTTGTATAATTATAATCTATAAAGTCAGAATAGTCACGTACTTTTTCGTCAAAGAAATTATCAATAATTAACTTGATAACATTAATATTCTTTTCTTCATAATTTCCTGCTATATTATATATATCATTAATAACACCAGTCTCAATTATTTTCATAACCGCAGACGATGTATCTTTAACACACAACCATGTTCTTTTCGGTTCGCCTTTCTCATGTAAAGGAATTTTTCTTCCTAATGTCAGATTTTTACATGCCTTGGGAATTAACTTTTCTACATATTGTCCCACTCCATAATTATTAGTAGGTCTAACAATTATATAAGGAACATTGAACGTTCTAGCCCACGCCAAAATCAACATATCAGAAGATGCTTTTGATGCGGAATATGGATTGGAAGGTTTTAATAAATCTGTTTCTTTATGCGCTCCTTCCGTAATATCACCATAAACTTCATCTGTGCTAAAATGCAAAAATACTGGCATTTTAAATTTATGCTTTTGTTTAATTAACTCCAATAAATGGTGAACGCCATTTATATTAGAATTTAAAAATTCGTTAGAACTTATTATAGAATTATCAACATGAGTTTCTGCCGCAGTATTAATAACATAATCACAATCATAAAGGTAATCTAAATCATTAATATCAGATTCAATGAATTTAAATTTATCGTATTCGGAAAATGTCTTTATCAAATTCCTATTTGCCGCATATGTTATCTTATCAACTCCGATAACATACCATCCCTTATCCAAACACTCTTTTGTTACATGAGATCCTATAAAACCCAAACATCCCGTCACATAAACAATTTTTTTAGACACCAAACTTCTCCATTATATTTTATAATCTATAATACTTTGTTCTAATCCCTTCAATTTCAAACCAAGAGTAGCTAATCTAGCACCATTCCCGGTATAATTAAGACCTAGATTTTTTATAATAACTTTATTTTCTAATTTATGAATCTTTAAGAATTCGTTTACAATTTCGCTTAATAACAATTTAGTAGAATATACCAAATTTAAATCTTTATAAAATACTTCTTTATGTATGTAATGTTCAACTACCGCCAAAACATCATCCAAAGATATATAGTCGAAATATTTGTTATCCAATTTTATAGGTTGCTTAGAAATAATCCTTTTAAACAATCTTGTTTCATTTTCCGAATCATGGAAACAACCAAAAAGTCGTAAATTATAAAAGTTTTCTATTGGGAACATTATACGGGAAATAATATTCTTGCTCATTCCATAATGATCAAAAGGAGAACAGGCAAAAATACTTTCTTCTTTCAGATTATTGATAGGATATCTTCTATCATATTCAGCACCAGAACCAAAATTTATTAACTTTCCAAATTCATTTCTCAACAAATATAGATTATTAAACAAAGTTAAATTTTGATTATAGACCTGTGCATCAAATTCCATTTTGACATTTGTGTTTGATGCACAGTTTATAATTACATCGGGTTTGTGAATTTTAAATAAAGCTCTTACTTCATCAAAGTCTTCCAAATTAACATCTTTTCTTGATACTGGAACAGCATCTAGGTTTTTGGATAAGTAATTACCAATAAACCCAGATGATCCCAAAACTAAAATTTTATTTCCCATAATCGGAAAATTCTACTAATATAGTATTCTTTCTATCAGTTCTAGTATAAGCTAATTTATACGATGGAAGAATTTTATCAGGAGAATCTAGTTCTAATATATCAGTATTCTTTAACATCTTTCTAAAAGAATCCGAAAAATTTCCTTTATGTTGATCTTGGGGATTGATAGGAATTTCTGAACCAACAGCTACTCTGATAATAACTTTTGGAATATATTCCATATCAGACATTAAAACCATTTTATCCAAATGATTCACCAATTGATCCGTTGCACATATCAGAAAATTCCATCTAGGGAAAATAGAAACTGGAACATAACCATTTAAAGCCATTCCAACAGAAAATCCCACTTGAAAATTTTCTGCGATAGGGAATTCCATTTTCTTTTCGGCTGGAACAAGACTCATGGTATCATATAATCCCGTTCCTTCATATTCAATTGCTTGTCCGATAAAGATAGTATCTTGTTGTTCTGCAAGCCATGCCATTGCAGACGATAGCTCATTTTTATATATTAATTGATCATTCATTAGAATTGAACCCTAATTCCAGCACCAGCATGTGGATATACATTATTACTATACTCATAATAAATCAAATTTGATGATTCATACCATTTTTTTGAATAATTCTTTGGAAGATACCAAGGAACCGTTCTTCCCCAAATCTTTTCTGTTGGTGTTGTTACACTAAGTCTATTGTTTTCTACAATAAATGTTATTGGTAATTCATGATTTACAGAATACTTATATGCCTCATGAAAAGCACCAGTTTCTGCGCTCATATCACCAACCCAACACCAAACTCTATTATGCTCTTTTTTACGCTTAATAGATTCGGCTATACCAACAGCAATAGACGGAATTCCTCCAACAATAGAAGATGAAACAATTCTATATTTGGCTAGATTCATTACCATACTCTTACCAGAAATAATCTTATCCACCAATTCGTCTTTTGGAACTCCTTTTAGTAGACATTGGTAATGATTTCTCCAAGTACAACATACCCAATCATTTTCTATATCTACCTTTTGAAACACTTTAAGCATTTGCTTTTCGTTCCCATGATATAGATGTACAGGCGATCTTATTTCTTTATTATTAAATCTATCTGCGATTTCCTTTTCAAATTTAATTAGTTCTTTTGCGTTCATACTTTACTCATGAATTCATCAACACAAATTCCAATATATCCAATCTGCTGCGGAGTTATAACAGGACTAGTACCATGAAATAATGTATTTGTTGTAGAAAATGTTGCATTGGGATAATCGTTTCTGGCAGTTTCCAAATCCATCATATGAGAATATGCTGGCTGTAGCATAATATTCCCAGCAAAATATGGTCTAGTTTGAATTTTTTTATCTTCCAAAAAGTTAACGTAATCAAATCTTTTGAAGGGAGCATTCTTTCTAATTGTTAAAGGAAATGCAAACCAACTTGGATCTGATCCTTCTGTTGCTCTCGGAAGATGGAAATATTCTTCATATTTCTTATATATATCGAATAGAAGACTATAATTCCTTTTTCTAAGAGAAGTAATTTCATCAAGTTTTTCCAACTGATGTAATCCCATAGATGCTTGGAGTTCAATTGGCTTTAAATTATATCCAATTTCATCATAGACATACTTATGATCGAATGTTTCTTCTGGGAGAGCAGGAATCCAATTTTTAAATCTTGATTTACAAGTTCCACATTTTAATGTATTAGCTTTTGGTCCAACACAATAACAGCCTCGTCCCCATTCTCTAAGACTCCGTAAAACGACCTCTGCTTCTGCCGTCTTAGAAGCAACAAATCCACCTTCTCCCATTGTAATATGGTGTGCAGGATAGAAACTACACGAAGCCATCTCTCCAAAACTTCCCAAAGGTTCTCCATTATAAGTTGAACCAAGAGCATCACAACAATCTTCAAGAAGAACTAGATTATATCTATTAACCAAATCCATTACTTGATTCATATTGGGAGGATTGCCTAGTACATGTGCGAATGTAATTATTTTTACATCATGTTTTTTGATTAATTCTTCTGCCTTAGTTAGATCAAGATTTAACGTATCTAATTCGATATCAAGGAATATTGGTTCATATCCCATTTGTAATGTTGGATTTAGTGTTGTTGGAAATCCAGCAATGGGCATCAATACTTTAGTCCCTTTTGGAAACCCATAATATCTTTTTGAAGCTACTGCATTCATCATTAATAAATTTGAACTGGAACCACTATTAGTAAGAATGCCATGCGTCTTCCCAAATAGTTTAGGAAATTTTCTTTCAAATTTTAAAGAATCTTCTCCCATTACCAGCCATCCAGCTAATAGAGTTTTTACCGCCGCTACATATTCACTATGATCAAAATATGGTCCAGCATAATTAACATAATCTTCACCAGCCACCCAATTCTTACTTGCGTTTTTATTTTTAATAAACGCTTCAACTTGTGATAAAATCGATTCCAAATGTTCCATAATTATCCCCAATATGCAAATGTAGTTTCTAAGAAAGAGAATTCTTTTCTTCTTTGCGGAGCATCAACTTCTAATGGATATATCCAATGTTCATTAAACATTTCTTGCCATTTCGCATATCCAATATTTTGAGTCCAACGATTTCCCTTAATACCAAAATATAGTTGTAGTATTCCTCCAGTTTGGATTCCGATTTTTCCTTGCTGTTTTGCATAATCGGCATAAAAGGGAGATTGATGAGAGACGGAAGTCAATAAGACATCATAATCATACTTATCAATTTCTTTTTTAGTATAATCCAACAACTTCTCAAAAGTATTACAACCGGGATATTGTCGGTCATCTAAAATTGGATGATATGGAGAACGAATACATCCTACCAAATCAAAAGGAACTATTTTATCCTTTTTTTGTCCCCAAACTAAATCCATTTTTTCCCACTGACTCATTATAGATTCATAGTGTGAAGAAATTACTAATACTTTTTTTCCTTTTAGATATTGTGTCCACGGATTTTCCACATATCCAACTTCAGCCTCTCCAACCAATAATCCGGGATCTAAAACATGATAGGTATGTCCAGAATAGAATATAGGCTTATTCGGAAATTGAGATAGAAATTCCGCATTTCTAGAGATATCTCCAGAAATATCAACAAATCCCAATATATCAGAATTCTTCATTGCTTTAATTGTTTCTGGATATACATAGGAATAAACGTAATCCATTGATCGTGGATTGATCCCAGCTTCAATTAAAGTATTTTCGTTAAAGAATTGTTTTACAGGAAGTGTTCCCTTACTAATACAATCAAGAACATATCCTGCCGTATTATCTATTCTAACCAAAGAAAATGGTTTATTTTCCTGTACCCACGTAGAAATGGTATCATTCAATTCAAAAAAGTTATCCGATATATACATTTCACTTACCAATAATATATTTTAAAAAATTATATAGTCCATTCAAATCTGGAATTCTATTAAATAATGGTTTCGAAGCTAACCTCATAAAAGAATCCTTATTAGTTTCATATTTAGAAATCATATCCACTATGGTTTCAAAAGAATCGTAATCGGCACAATTAATATAACATTGTCCATTAAAATCCATTTCTGTGCTTACAGGACCATAATAAATTGGAATACATCCAGCAATTTTTGCTTCAAATAATTTTTCAGTTGTGTATCCATCAGTAATGGAATTTTCGAAACAAATATTCCATTTATATTCTTCCAACAATTTTACTTTACATCCATTATATGGTTTACCAAATGCTCTTCCATAAGTATGGATATGCTTAAATTCATTCAGTTTTTGTGCAAATTCAATTCTATTTTGAACAGGATTTCCAATAATAATCGAACAAAATTTATCTCTATTCCAAACCTCTTCTGGTTCCCATTTATGATTCAATTGCTCTAATGATATTCTTGCATGAGGAAAATTTGGTTCATTCCACCAATTCACGTACAGATACCAATGAGGCAATCTAAAGTTTCTGCCCCCATAAGTATCGAAATCAAATGAAAGCGTGTAGTCTCCAAAAATTAAATCGGGTCTTTCATTCTCTCCCGTATAAAATATTTTGATTGCTTTTGAATCGATTGTTTTATGTCTTTCATTTCCAAAAGAAGAAGCAAAAATAATATCTGCTTCTTCTGGAGTAGCATTGAAATTGAATTCTTTATTAAAGCAATCTTTAAATACGAAATTGAACCAATTCGAATTTGGATCAAATCCGGGCCAAAAATCCAAGTAACAAATATTCATTTACATTCCTGCGTTTGTATCATATACGAAAATAGAATCTTGTTTTGTTTCTTTATTATATAAAACATTTAATGCCTTGTGATCCATTTTCATATCATATATTACCGATTTTAATAGATCATTACATTTCTGGAACATTTCAGCCATTTCCATTTCTGCTTGATCCTTCTTATATCCGGTTCCAGCAGGATGTTTTATTTCATAACTATAATCTCTAATTACATATTTTCTTCTTAAATGAGAGAAAGCACAAATAAGCAAATCCCATCCCCAACCTAATTGATTGGATTCCATCAAAATCAATTCACTCTTCATATCAGAAATAATGTCTTTATGAACCATCCAACAAGTATTATCAGTATCTGCTACTACTCTTAAATTGTCTTCAAGATCGAACATATCCGTTCTTTCCGATATGTAATAAGTATCATTTACATTTGGAGCATATACTCCCCAATTATATTTTTCATATGATTCTTTTGCAGATTTAAGAATAGATTCCCAATCATCATATGATGCATCTGCTTGAACATGCCAGAAAAAATCATATTCAGCATCATCAAATAAAGAAAGTGCTTTTCTAAATTGATCCGAAAAATAACATTCGTTTCCAATATTAATCCAATGATCTGGTTTATTATCATCATCAGAATTTATTACAAGAGTATTTACATATGGACTAAGTTGTTTTTCCAACTTTAAGGCGTTTTCATATTGCCCCTTCCACGAAAAAATAAAGCATTTAATTTTCATTTTTTTCTCCAAGGCAATCCGCCTTTATATTTTTCCATCATAATTTCATTTCCACTAATAAAGAATTCTTTTTGCACAGAACGCTCCGTATTACCAGCACGATAATTTACTGTATATTGTCCGGTACATTCTTGTGTCAAATTATTACTTCTTAATACATGAGTTAAAAATCTATCCACTTCCGGAACTCCCGGTTCTCTAGCCTTTCTATACCAAATAGGAGAGGTTTGAAGAGCTACTTCTTTTGGTAAGAAGAAACAATTAACATCCACAAAATAATCTCTTTCATCCATAATTGACGGATATGCACCAAGAGATTCGCAATCGTCATTACAAACATAGTTGCCATCAGAATCCACAATCTTTCGAAGGGAATATGCCCATCCTTTTCCTTCGATACTCTTTGTCAACGATTCTACATGTGTTTCATCATACCAATTATCTTCATCCAAAAAGCAAACAAAATCGCCTTTGCACAGATAAATGGAAGCACCGTAAATTCTGTGACCATTAAACCTATTTTCTCCAGTTGGATATGGAAGAGGAATTACATCAACAAGTCTATTAGAAATATCAACTTCTTTTAGAATATCAGCAACTTTATCTAGATGTTTCTTCCCATCAACTACAATAAGATGTTGAATATGTTTATAAGTTTGCTTTTGAATAGATTCAACTGCTTGTTTGAGATATTTTGTTCCAGTAGTAGGAGTGATCACTGTCACTGTTTGATTCATAATATTTCCTATAATTTCAATATGCCAATATGTTCTTTTGATCCTTCGATTGGATCTGTTGTATATATAACTGTCTTTATTCCATAGTCTTTTATACATCTCATACAACCATCACAAGGAAGACATATCCCCGGAATATAATTGTCTTTTTTTGTAGATTCATATTTGACTCTTGCTATATATAAAATAGCACTATCAAATTTATCAAATCCCATTTTTTTGTCAGCATTATATATTGCAAGTGTTTCAGAATGCCAGTAAATAGCATCTTCATTTCGAGCATATTTGCTTTGATATGGATGAGACTTCATTTGATTGGTCCCATAAGAAATAATTTTATTTCTATGGACAATTGCCGACGCAATCCAGACTTTTGGATGTGTTCCAGATAGCGCCAGTGTCTTTAGTTGTTCTATAATTTTAAAATCGATCTTCATGTTACAAATGATAACAGAAAATCGGAGAATTGTCAAACGTATTCGTTATACGTTGTCACGATATATTTTGGTCCAGAGATTGGTTTTTTCCCGGTATGAATATGAGTCCAAAGAGGTGGGAATATCAAAAGATTCCCTTGTTCTGGAGGAATTATAATTTCATCTTCTCTACCAAAAGTAGTTTCTCCTCCAATCTTTACGGTATTCAAATAAAACAGAAAAGATAGATATCTTTTTGCAGATTCTTTATTTTGAGCATCAACGTGTAATTTAAATTCGTGATGATCATTGGGCAAATATTTCTTAATTCGAATCTCCTCAAATGCATATGTTGTTGGAAATTGATGATCATCTATATTGAAATGTTCTTTATATTCTTTAGTATATTCTTTACAGATATATAGAAAATATTCGATTATATCGCCCCATTTCTCTGGATTATTATTGATATTCAATTCTGTGAATTTAATATATTCATTGATATTTCGTTCTTCATATTCTTCTTGTGAATTCTCAAACATTTGAATTATAGTTTCACATGTTTTTTCGCTGAGAACGTTTTTATATAATCTAGTAAAATCAAACATTATATTTTAAATCCTTCGAATTTATCTTTAAGACTTTTTTGTTGAGACATCATAGGCATCTGTCCAGAATCCGTTATTCCTACCTGAGCAGAATTCTCAACATCATATAATCTCATTTTAGCTCTATCAATACCAATGACAAATCTTTTATTAATGTTTTTATCTGCATACCTACTCTTGATCTGTTTAATCATAAGTTGACCAAGAGAATCCAATTCTTCCGTAGAAATTAAAGCAACAATCCAGTCTGCTGTCATACTCGTACCATGAGATTCGGAAACATCTTCCATATTAGGGTCTGAACTTGATCCGCCCCCACGATTGAATTGTGATGAACTTAAAATGGGAACTTTAAATTCTACAGCAAGACCTCTAAGTTCTTCTGCTATCGCTTTCACATATGAGTACATATTAACAGATGAACTGAGTTTTAAACGAGAAGAAGAACAGATATTCATATAATCGACAATGACAACATCGGGAACAAAATTCTTTTTCAAATTCAATTCATTTAATAAATTTCTAAAATGAATAACTCCTGCAGATGATGTTGGATATTGTTTTATGATCAATTTTCCAATAGTATTGGATTTGATCTTAGATATTTTTCTGTCAAACATTTCCTTTGACATACTCATTAAATCATCCATAGAAACATTCATCAAATTTGCATCGATGCGTTTTCCTATTTCTTCCTCAGACATTTCCATTGTTATATACAACACATTCTTTCCAATCTGAAGATAATGTGAAGCAAAATGACATTTTGTCAAGGTTTTACCCACATTAGTACCAGAAATTAAAAGATTTAATGTTCCTTTTGGAAGTCCACCATTTGTAATCTTATTGAAGTATTCTAGATCAAACGGAATTCTCTCTTCCTTGCGATGATAATATTCATATCTAGAATCAAAATCCTCTATGAAATCATGACCAACGCTTTGGTCAAAAGAGACTGCCAAAGCGTCGGACAAAATTTGAGGAATAGAACCCTTATCCATAGATTTATGTTTTCCATCTAGGATTGAAATGGATTCCAGAACACCATTATAGATTGCTTGATCCTGACAAAATTTTTCGGTCTTATCGATCAACCAATCTTGTTTACAAAGTTCTTCTTTTGTAGAATGTATCTCGTTTAATACTTCAACACTTTGAGTATATTCTTCTTCAGATACATTCTTTTCATTTAATTGAATTATCAGAGATTCATATGTGGGATTTGTATTATATTCCGTTACAAAATCTTTAATCTGTTCATATACTAACCTTTCTACTCTATCAGAGAAATATTCCGATTTAATAAAAGGTAATACTTTTCTTGTATAATCTTCATCATATATCAAATGCTTTAGTATAGCATGTTCAATTCTCATCAAACCTCCTCGGTTTCTGAAGCCATCCTCTTTTCAATTAGCGAAACCAAAATATTCCCAATGTGGTTTTTAAATTGTTCATCCTCTTCCAATGTTCCAATATCGGCATCTTCAATTACATCATAATTAAAGGAAAGAACCGCACCACCAGAACCATCTTCATCAATCTTTACTCCACCATACCTATAAACAACTCCTTTATATTCCCCAATCAACAATTCAATATCAATATTATCGGAAACTTCTTCTGGGATAATAAACTTATAGTCTGTGCCTTCTGTATACTGATTATTAGTCATTTTCTTCTCCTTCATCATCTTGGTTTTTGTTAAATTCTTCTTCAATATCACCATCAGAGATAATAGAATGAGAAGAAATAGCGTAGCGATCATAAACATCATTTTTAAACTTTTCAGAATTCAAAATTGGTTCCCAAAATTCTCTATTATTGGTTTCCTTTAAACGGAATTTTTTATCCTCGACTTCACCAGTTTCTTTATTAACTCTGGAATACCAACCATTAGATGGTTTCATTACAAATCCAAGTTCCAGAGCAATGTCGATCAAGCCAGAATATTTACTAACACCATTATCAAAAGAAATATTAATTGGAATTTTGGATTTTTCACGAACATATCTAGACTTTTCTACATTAATGATAAAATTGTATCCGGATAATTCCGTACCATCCTTTTCTTGTTGACGACCAAGGATATAGATATTATCTGCCGAATAATATGATCCCGTACCACCACCAACGATATCCTTTGCATAAAGTTCCATAGTTTTATATGTATGATTGACTGCAACTAATGGAATATCTTTTAATGTTAGATGCGGAGTAACCATACGGAATAAACTCTTCAATTGTTTTGCACGAGTCATATCAGCAGCAGACTTTCCCTCCAAAGCATCGTCTACTTCTTTCTTGGAAGCAAGGTTGCCAATAGAATCAATAAGAATGATAATCTTATCTCCACGTTCAATATTATTCATTTGTTGCATAATATCAAACTTCAACTCTTCCACATTAACAATAGGGACATGAAATACTCTATTTAAATCGATCCCAAAGGAATTAAAATATGATTGTGGAGAACCAAATTCAGAATCATAAAACATCAAAACCGCATCCGGATATTTATCCATATATGCTTTAGCCATAAGCAAAGAAAATCCGGTTTTAAACATTTTGCTAACCCCAGCCCACATAGTAAATCCGGAATGAAATCCACCATCAATTCTAGCAGAAAATGCAATATTTAATACAGGGATGGAAGTCGAAACAAAATCCTTTTCCGCAAAAAAACGGGATTTAGCTAGAATAGAAGATTCTTTAATTGTGGAATTCTTCTTTAACTTATCTAATACACTCATAATAACCTCTTTTAATTAAAAAAATCTTCTATCGAATTGTTCTTTTCTAGATCCCACCCAACAATTTCTGTCAACGGCTTTAGTGGTTCTAGGAACACCTTCTCAAACATCATATTATAATCTATATAGTCCAATAAATCAAATTCTTTTGGAAGCTTCTCCGGAAATGCAATCACATTCTCTTTGATTTTGTTTGGAACTTTCAAGTAACAATATTTAATTTTATCCCCATTTTTTATATATTCATAGATAGAGTTTAATTTCATATCATCGAGAAGTTTATTATACATGATAGAAGCACGAACATGTATAGGTGTTCCCTTTTTATAAATCATACTAGAATCATAGTATTTGTTCAACCCATTAACCCCCTTTGGAAAGGCTATTTGTTCGATTTTAAATCCATCAAACGTCTTTCTAAAATCCGAAACAAAATTCTGAAATTTTTCCTTATCTTCATCTAGAATCATTTTCAAACATTCCCTAAGAGCATGTTTCACCAATATCGGAGTGGTGGATTGCACAATTTGTAATCCAGTAACTTTAATCTTTGGTTCTGAATATATAACCCCTTCGTTAGAGTAAACATTAAGAGCATATCGTTTCTTCTTGGTAAATATAGAAGTAGAACATATCTTTTCTAATTTATATTTAAGTTTATTATCATATGAATTCACATAACTCGACAATTCATCACAAAACTTATCTACTTCGGGCTGAATCTTATTTGTTGCCGCTTTCAACAAAAAATCAACAATTTTATCAGGAGGAGTTCCAACAGGACATACATGATCTACCAATCCATTCAAAGACAGGAATAAAGAATCGGTATCTCCACCAATAATATAATCTTCATTGGTTTTTAATATTTCATTTAAGTATGCATTAATCTTATTAGCAACCCATCTATTGGAAAGCTGTCCTTCCATAGTAATCGCTTCTGCTTGTCGTACATCAAAAAATCTAAAAAACTTCGTACCAAGACAACCATATAAACTGTTTAAACATAACTTCATAGCATTTTGAAGATTGTTATACTTAGAAATTTCAAAATTCAATCTTGATTTTTCTTTGATTAACTCCAGATTGTCTTTATCGGTTTTTAAGTTAGTTTCAATCAATTCATATTCTTTTTGAGAAGAAATCATTTTCTTCTTGTAATCTTGTCTCGCTTTGAACATCTTTTCTACCATTTCTGGAAGAAATCCTTTACGATCTGTTCTGAAGAACTGTCCATTTGGAGTCAAAGTTATATTATTTTCTTTCAGTTTATCCAATCTGATCTTCTTTTCTAATAGATTATCAACTGATATTGGTTGAGAAAGAATATCTTTCATATCTTCATTATAATCCTTTGGATCAACCAAAGTCTCCGGAGAGACATTTTTTCCCATAATAATCGAAGGATATAGACTAGTTGCATCAAGAGTTACAAGCCATTTATGCATCCCAGGTTTAGTCGGTTTTACATATGCTCCTTCGTACTGTTGATCCTCTCCAATTACATTCTGTGGGATTTGAATATTTTTCTTTTTCAGATAATCATAAACCAAAGCATCCCACATCTTAGTTTGTTGAAAAATATCATCAAAATTAGTTTTGGAATTATATGCTAATGTTAGACCCAATTCAAACAATTTACATTTGCGATCAATATTCTCAACCAATTCAACGTCTTTTAGATTATATTCGTAAAACTTTTGTTTATCATCTTCATAAAGTTTATGGAGAGATCCTTCATAATCGATTTTATTTTCTCCAATCTCAACTTCTGCAATAGAATCTAATTTATAACTTTCTTGCGAAAGTCCCCCCGGTTGATACTTCTTATATAAATCAATATAATCCAACGAAGAAACGCCAATAATACTATATGTTTTTTCTTCATCATATCTACCAAATTTTTCATTGAATTTTCTAGTAGATTTTTCGTGGATAATTCCCCAAGGAGAAAGTTTCTTGGTTTCCTGTACACCCACAATCCTATTAAATCTATTGATCATGTATGGAATATCAAATCCAGCAGTATTCCAACCAGAAACTGCATCTGGATAATTCAAACTCCAAAGATCGATAAACTTCTTGATTAATGTATATTCATCTTTGCATTTAATGTAATGCACATTATCCGGAGCATCGAAATCATAATATCCAAAAATATATGATTTTTCTTCGCCATAAAATTTCACAGCAATAGAAATAATTGGTTGATGCGGATCTTCTGTAGTGGCAAATCCTCCAGTATCTGGATCTGAGTTTACTTCGATGTCAACAATAGCAATACGAATCTGAGAAAAATCCCATTCTATGTCTTCCGGGAACAAGTCAGAAATTAAACAATATTCATATTTTGTATTACCATATATCGAAAAATTATTAACTTGAGAATATTGGGAAATAAATTCTTTACATTTCTTAATCGATCCCGGTTTAATCTTCTTCAGAGGTTCCCCATAAATCGTTTTATAGGGAGTTTCCTCTGAAGTAGGAACATATAGTGAAGGTGAATATGGAACTTTCGTTCTTATTTTTTTCCCGTTTTTAATACCAATATATAAAATATTATCGCCATATTGCTTGGCATTCAAATAAAAACTGGACATTCAAACCTCTTAATTTACTAGAATACTCTTGGATGGAGTGATTATACCAGCACCAAAAATAGAGTTGTATTGTTGGACAAATTCATCATCTGCTTGAGAATCAAATATAATATGCTTCTTCTCAATTGTCAACTCTATATTTTTATTTTGTCCCGTGTACATCGGAAAGGGCAGAAATCCAAATGTTGGTGTTGAACCAGATCTAACCATAGAGATCTGAACGGGATTTTTCCATTTCACACTATCCCCAACATCTTCGAATTCAGCCATAATGTCTTCACCAGTAACCAACCTAAAACATTTTACATTCATTCTTTTTCTCCTTTAGATACTTTTAAAACTGGTGATCCATTTCTTACTTGAATAGGAATAAGTTTATCACCAAGAGTTTCATTTAATTTAAATTTAATATAATCTTCATAATTCTTCGCCTTATCGTCATCCATAGATGAAACATCCATGTAAACAACAACTTTATCTTTTTCATCCAATCTTAAAATTTCAAAATCTAGCCCAGAATAAGCGACAAGTACAGGATTACCTCTATCCTTAATATAATTAACAAAATCATCATCACGAACAGATGATAATTTATCTGTCGCTTCGTCTGGAGTCATTTCCGATGTGTCCACTTTGATTATTAAAATATCATCTTGTTTGAGATTTAATTTTAAAAATTCTATTTCTTTTTTATTATCTTCCATTATTACCTCTATAACTTTATTACAGGAATTTCGCATTTTTCCAAAAAATCTATACCAGAAGAATCTCTGTAATCTTTTTCGTAATATACTTTGGAAATTTTAGCTCCATATATTAATCTAGAACACACATAACAAGGATTATGAGTAACAAACATTATAGCTCCCTCTGAAGATTCGTGGGAACATGCTAATTTCATTATCAGATTTTCTTCGGCATGAGATACTTCTGGCTTTGTTTTTATTCCTATTTCTGGATGAATATATTCACATACATTATCCCAACCTCTTGGAGTTCCATTATAAGAAAATCCAATTATATTATCGTTCTTAACAAGAATAGCACCAACTTTCAATTTAGTTGCAGTAGAAAGTTCCGCTGTTCTTTTTGCAACATCCATGTAATAGTAGATCAATTTTCTTTTCATGCGTCAATATCATCTTCCGTGAAGATTGGTTCTCTTTCAAAGATATTATCCCATGTCGGTTTTCCATTCAACGCACATTCCGTAAAATACCTAAGATCATCATGAATGTCTTCCAGATACTTTCTAGGAGTTGAAGGATTGACAAGAATTTCAGATAGAATAATAGCAGCAATATGATAAAACTTTACTTCTTCAGTTTCAAAAATGGTGCTATAATTTGGATCTGAAGAATCCAATCTCTCCAAAGCTAATTTTCTACCTTCTCTCTTAATGAATTTATCGTGATTACATCTAAAAGCCCATGCAGCTTTTACATAAACTTTTCCATTTTCATCAAAAACATCGGAAACAATAGTAATATCTCTTTTCCTATACATATTCCGAACATACAAATATTTTAAATTCGACATATTAACCTCAATTATTCATTAGAAATAAGTTCCATACTATCTTTTTTCATGAAGAAGATCTGTTTATCCTTTTCAGATTTTTTAACTCCAATGAAATCATTTCCATCTATAATCTTAGATGGGAAATCCTTTGATGTGTAATAAATTACATTATTGACTTTACTACGCACTCGTATTAGCGGTGATGAAGTATTTTTACGCATACTTTTACCTTCCATAATGGTTTATTATAGTATATATTGCTATAAAAGTAAAGGGGGCAAACGCCCCCTTTGCTCATTTTTCTTCCGCTTTATCTTCTGTTAGAAGAGCGGCTTGTTGGGGAATCCCAATGGGAATTTTTCTCGGACGCATTGATTCTGGAATCACATTTTCAATTGAAATTTTCAATATTCCATCTTTAATCTCAGCAGAATTGACTACTGATGTATCAGATAGCGTAAAAACGTGTTTAAAATCGCGTTTAGCCAAACCATGATGTAAATATTCTCCATCCAATTCCGACTTTTCGGAAACTCCGGAAACATATAATTTATTATGGTTTGTTTCGACACTAATATCGTCTTGTCCAAATCCAGCAACAGCAATTTGAATCTCATAATTATAATTATCAAATTTAACGATATTATATGGTGGATATGTTGGCGCTTTGGTTGCCCCAAGCATTTTGTCTAATTCTTCCATTGTGGAAAATAGACGATCAAAACCAACAGTTGCAGGTAATAGACTTTTACCGTATGTGTGTGTCATATGATTTCTCCTTTAATAAGCAAGATTAATTTTAAAAATAACTTCCCCGAAGGCAAAGTATTGCTGGTTCCGCCGCCAGCATCCCTTTTTCGTATGGATCGGTTACATGATACGCTTTCTTTTATTTTAGTTCGCTTTAAGTCCCGAACACTTTTATTTATATAAACTAATTACTTTTTCTAGATCCTATAGAATATTTGTGTGCAATTACCCAATCGGATTTTTCTTTATGTGTTAAAATCTTAATTTGACCCAAATCTACAGTGTTTTCTTGGACACTTTTTTCGTTAGTCAGTTTCAATAGTTCCCAATCTTGTAAAAGCAAAGCGATACTATTTCTTCTGGCTAAATCATTTTCTGAAATATCTGTAGGTCTACCATCAAGAGCAAAAAGCTCTTTAAAATGGACAATTCGATAAAATCCTCTTTTGTGTAGAATATAACAACTTGGATATAATGTTCTTTCTTTCCTAGATGCCACTCCAATTCTACTTAGTGTTTCTCTAATTTTTAGAAAAGCTTCTTCGTTTTCTAATATGATTTCGACTCCATGTCCTTTAAATATATCATCCATCATGTTTCTCCAAATAATAATACGTATTAATTATTTATTATTTGGCGTTTTTCCACCTTTATCCAATTTTTCTTTGATAAATTGGATATCTTGCTTGGATAATAAGCTTTTAACTTGTTTGGCTTTATGCGAAGAATATCCATAATACTCTTTAATATATTTTATATCCGAGTCTTCTGTATATTTAATCCATTTTTGATATGGTCGCTTATATCCTTTTATAGAATGAAAAAGATAATCATATTGAAGTTTTTTATCTAAATGGGAATTTAGATTCATCTGATTTACATAGAATAAAACATCCAGATAATGTGACAGGGATTTATTAATTATAAAAGGATTATATTCTTTTTCTTCGTTTTGAGAAATAATATATTCTTTTGTTTGTAATATAGATGGTATTATATCTTTAAATGCATCCATCACTGAAAATCCGCTTCTATCATTAATTCGGTAAAAAATGCCATCAATTGAATTTCCGGATCAGCAACAAATCCAGTTTGAAACTGATACTTTGAAATAATTAAAATTACTGCTGGAATAGAACTTGGTTTTAAAAAATGATATAATCCATCATAAATCTTTCTATAAATTAGATTGCAATCATTATCTATGTTATTAGCAACCCATTCTTTTACTCCAGTAAAATTCTTTTCTTTGAGATTCTTAATCAGATCTTTCAGTTGTATTTCGCCAACTTGTGATAGAATTCCCAAATCTATTTTCCCATTAACAGAATATCTCTGAAGCTCATTCAAGATTCTTCTATTATCTGGATACCATTTATTAACAAATGATGCTACAGCCTCTTTATCAAACTCAATATTTTCTTTTTCTAATATCCAACAAACCCTTTTAAAGAATTGCGTAATTAATTTTTTCTTTTCAGATTTATTGATAGAAAAATTCACAACTGCACATCTAGAATGAATAGGGTCAATAATCTTATTCGCATAATTGCAAGTAAGAATGAATGTGCAATTATTAGAAAACTTTTCAAGAAAATTTCTAAAAGCATCTTGAAAATTTCTTGTTGCAGCATCAAACTCATCAAGAATCACAACTTTTCTTCCGCCAGATAATGATACAGAAGAAGCATAATTCGAAATCTTCGTTCTTAACGTATCAATTCCATTTTCATCAGATGCATTAATAAAAAGATAATCGCAACCGACCTCATTACATAATGCCTTAGCTATGGTGGTTTTACCAGTACCAGCACCACCAACTAATAGAAGATTTGGAATCTCTTTTCTGTTGACATATTCTTGGAAAGTATTTTTTGTAGCTTCCGGAAGAATACAATCTTGAACCTTCGATGGTCTATATCTTTCCACAAATAAAAAATTATCATCATACATAACAAAAAACCTCAAATATAAAACATCAAATATGCCATCCTTGGCTATGGTATATTAAGAATTGTCGGAAATAATTCCCTCATAAAGAAGTTCAAACTCTTCTTGTTCTGCAACTACCTCCGAGTAATTTGATTTATGGTATGTCTTTGCCATCTTACGAATAATCTTCTTTGGAATCTTAAGTTCGTCATGAACAGAGTTTATGATTTCTTTTAAAGTATCTCGTTGAGCTTCTTGCATCGTCATAACATCCGATAATTCTCTCAATCCTTTTTTAAGGGTGTTTAGTTCTGCATCGGTAAAAGTGCCAAAAGTTGAAGCAACAGTTTTAGTCATAATAATCCTCTATTAATTATATGTTGAAGAAGTTTCAAGAGTTACGTAGTACACAAGTCCAAGATTAGATTCTGTAAATTTAGCCAATCCCTTAGAAGAAATTTCTACAGCATAACTTCCGGGAAGCATTTTAAAATTTTCTGTCTTAAAAATTAACTTATACTTCTGTCCTCCAGCATCAACACCATGCATTAAAATTGAATTTGTATGCGAAGAATCATCATTGACATCAAAGGTAATTAGATTCACTGTTTCTCCATCACTTTCTACTGCCAGATTTGGAGAGCCAAGAACATTAGCAGTACGAAGTAACCAATTAAAATCTTCTTCGGAGAGATTCAATTTTACATCAACAGTTGGTAGGTTTGGACGCTTATCTGGAGCCGCCACAATCATAGAAGGATCTGTAAAGCGATACTTAATCTTAGATCTTCCACCATATCCTTTGATAATAACGTGTTTGGAATCAAATTCTAATTCTGGACCATCTTTAAACAACGAGACAACAGACAAAAAATTATTAAGATCATAGATTCCAAAGTCTTGAGAAATCGTTTCCGAAATACTTGCATCAGCCAAAATATTTTTTTGAGGAGATACGGTAGACAATGTGCTACCTTTCTTAAAGAAAATTCCAGGATTAATGTTGGAAAAATTTTTAAGAATATTCAAAGTTTCATTACTAAGTTTCATTATAAAGTTACCTCAATTATCATTACCAAAATATCTAAATTCCGCAGGACCATTCATTCCTGCACAAGAATTCATATTATAATCACTACCTTTCGGTCCAATAACATCTATCTTGATGTTTTCTTCTTCTTCTCTCATATCAATCCATCTATTGAGAGAATCAATCGCTTCTTTAACATCCTTTTTAAGATCTTTATGACCTCTGCCTCCAGCCACCAACAGCTTTTTTATGGCGTGTTGGATCGCTGGATCGGTCACACTAAACAATTCTAACACCCTATAAACATCTATATATTCATAAGGGACTTTTTTATAATAATGCGAATGTTCTTTCATTATATACTATCCATCAATTAAAGTAAAGAATTATAGTTCTCCCAGATGTTGGGCGACAGCAGGAAGATTTCCTGTAAAAATATATGTTCCTACATGAGAAAGTTGCATCCAAGGACACATCCAAACCTTGATCCCCAGCTTCCTCATCTGATGACAGTTACAGTAATCTTCTGATAGAGTTCTACGGGATTCGGGATCAATAAACACATTAAAGAATGAGCAAATTTCTCTATCCCCGCCAAAATGAGCCTGTCCAACATGATCTGGTTTATACATATATTCCGGATAAGCTTCTTGGAACTTTTCAAAAACTTCTCTGCGATACATACAAAAGCCAGTACCAACTTCAGAGACTTCCAATGGTTCAGTCACAGAAAATCTTTGTGTCCCACCAACAGGATTGAATACCATTGCACCAACTAGCTTTTGATATTCATCGATTGGAAGTGCTGGATTTTTTTGAATTGCTTTATGCAACTGACCCCATTCGATGCTCTTCTTTGGATATGGACCACCAATAATTTCTTTATCCAAAGCAAGCATTGCTACAATATCTTGTGGGTTGAATGCGATATCTGCATCGATAAACATCATATGAGTACAATCAGAGCGATTCAAAAATTCATCGACAATGTAGTTTCTAGCTCTTTGAATCAGACTTTCGTTAAAAAGAAAGCTAAAACGAACATCTACTCCATATTGAATCATCAATGCTTGTAGATCTAACAGACTTTTTGCTGTCATACCAGTCATTTGACCGCCATAACAAGGCATACCAATAAACAACTTTTTAGTTCTAAGTTTTTCAGCAGAAATTTCAATTTTCATAATTTACCTATCAAGTTTATTAAATTTTTTCACCAATTTCGAATCCGCGAATTCGACTAAATCTTGGGAATCGAAGACTATAAATTCCATTTTGATTTTGAGTTATACAATCACATTTAACTTCTGCGATTTTACCAATAACTTCTGAAGAAGTATTCCAATATAGTTCTCTTTCTTCATCGGAGAAGCCAGACCCCACATTGACAATAATTTCCTTTTCTCCTTCATATCCATTACATACAAGAGCACCAAGTTTGCCCTTATATTTATCATCACCTTCTTGAAGATCAACAATCTCCAAATCTACTGTCATTACTGGTTTTAATTTAAGCCATGCTGTAGAACGCTTACATTCATAAGGAGCAGAAGGATCTTTAATCATAATACCTTCTTTCCCGGATTCAATACATTTCCTATTAAAATACTCAAACGAATCTTTGCCATTATCTGTACTCAGATCAACAGTTATACTATTCAAAACTTTGACATTATCAAGTTCTTTAACAATATCATTTAAATTTTCAAGTCTAGATCTCTGATCTATATTATACACTCCCTTTAAGAATTTATCAAGAGGAATCGCATCAAATAGATATAAGACAGCATCATCTGTTTTTACATCGTCCTTTCTATATAATTGAGTCATTAATGCTTGGAAGGTATCGGACATAATTTCTCCATCAAAAACCATAGGTTCTCTCAATGTAAAAGATAGAGAACTCAATTGATCTTTTATTTTTTGGAAATTAAATATTTCTTTCCCATTTCTAGAGAACTGATCGACTCTACCATCAAGATAAACGACAGAGAGAATTCTAGTTCCATCAAGTTTTTCTTGAAGAATCCTTTCTCCTTCGATTTTAGATTTATAATTGTTCGAATCAAAAGCAAGTTGACAAGAAAATACGGGAATACCATTAAAACCATTTGCAGATTTTTTAGCACAATTATTAATAGTTTTTACATCTACACCACATTTAAGATCTTTCATTAGAATGCGACGATACCAATTATTCCACATATGCATAGAAGAATTGATAGCCATATCAAAAACCATCTTCTTTGCATTATTTCCCGTAACTTTTCTATCAATCAAAAGCTGGACATTTGCTTTAAATTCTTCTGCTGAAAGTTTATGTTCCGTATCAGAGATTTTTTCGGGAACTTGTTTAACACCAAAAGTAACCAACTTGTCCAAAGCTAGAGTAATCCCAGTATAAAATTCTAAATTTTCATCTTTCATTTCTCTCAGAATAACAGACTCTTTAAAAAGTCTACTATTATCGGACTCCAATTCCAAAATGATATCAGCCGGAAGTCTTTTCACTCTCTATTCTCCGTTGTTGGATTAATTCACGGGCAAAACTTTTAATTCGTTTCTCTCTCTTTTTCAAAGAAGATTTTAAAGCAAGAGGTTTTGCAACTATATCAAATGTAATACCATTTAGATGATCGATTTCATGTTGAGCAACTCTAGCAGAAATCCCAGTGAGATTAATCTCTTTAAAGTTTCCATCTTCATCTTGATATGAAACAGTTACATCCTTTGGCCTTGTGATAGAAATCGCCAAAAATGGAAAGGAAAGACACCCTTCTTCCATATGTACTGTTTCTACAGATGACCTAACGATTCTAGGATTGAATAGTGTAATAAAGTCTTTATCCAATCCCATCACAAACACTTTAGAAGAAATTCCACATTGGGGAGCGGCAATTCCATATGCTCTATGTATTTTCAGAGTTTCAATCAATCTACCAGACAATTCTACAGCATCTTGAGAGGAAAAGTCAAACTCTTTTGCAATCGATTTTAAAATTGGATCGTTTTCTTCTACAAGATCGAAATTTTGATATTTCTGTTCTGTAATTTTTGTAGCGTAATCGCCAGTATCAATTGTAATCATTCCACTCATATTTTTACCTTAATTCTATTAGTTTAGTGAAGTCTTTCTTCTTTTGAAATTTTAATGTTCTATCAAATCTTTCTCCGAGAGCATCTCCTTTATGAGAAATAACTATGACGTTTGTATTAACATCTAGAGATTCAATCAAATCCATAAACTGATCAATCCCATTTAAATCCAAAGAAGAATCCAAAGTCTCATCAAAAATCAATAAATTTGTATTTACTGAGTTTTTCATTTTGGCTATTTGTCTGAATGTAAATAGAATAGCCAAATCAATTCTCAGCTTTTCTCCTTCCGAGAAGTTTTCATATTTAAATTCATCCCTATGTCTACTCTTAATAACTTCTTCAAAATTTTCATTGATATTAAAATTGACAAAGAAATTCATCTGTGAAAGATAAGCATTGATTAGCTTATTCATTACTGGAATATATTGTTTTACAATTCTCGTCTTTATTCCACCATCTTTCAAAAGAACAGCAGAGAAATCATAGTATTTTTTACTATTAGTTAGTTCATTTTGTTTATCATTATATCTATCCAATTCGGAAGTTAATAAGCTAAGTTTATTATCATTTTCTTCGATAGAACTAAATGTAGTAGTTATTTCAGAAATAGCTTTCAACTCTTTTTGAATATATGTTTGAATGGCAGAAATCGAAGCATTCAATTTTACAATTTCAGAATTATGATCTTGGATATTCTTATTAATCGTCCGTATTTCAGTCAATCTTTCTTCTAGTTTGGTAGCCTCTTCCGAGAGTTTAAAAAGACCATTTTTCAGTTCAGTCTTCTTTTTAGAATTAGATTCGATCTGTTGCACTTTAAATTCTTCATCTATAGATTGTCTACAAGTAGGACAACTATGACTTTTTTCAAAAAATTCACATTCCTTTCTCAGCTTACTAAGATTAGTTTCTAATTTTGATTCTATAGAAATCATTTTATTTCTTTTAGATTCAACCACAGGTTTATCTTGAATCTTTGTTTGCAAGATATCAATATGTTTTTGAATAGAATCGATATCTTTCTGAAGAGAATTGATTTGCTCATTTGATTTGGCAATTTCTGCTTGCTTCTTCTTTATCTCTTCTTGTGTATTTTCTTTGTGCTGTTTTAAATTTTGTCTCTGTAATTCGATCTTTTCTGTTGTAAGATCTATACTATATTTTAAATCATTAGTTTCTTCTTTAAGTTTGGAAAGTTTGTCTTTGACCAAAACATTCATCGTAGAGAATATTTGAATATCTAACAATTCTTCTATAATAGATCTTCTATCTGCCGCTGGCATCTGCATAAAAGGATTATATCTAGCAGACCCCAAAATTACTACATTAATGAAAGACTTGTAATTG